AATGGCCTTGGGGTCTTCGATGCTGGCGACGATCCGCACCGCGCCGCCGCAGTGGGCGCAGGTGGTGACGTCGATGGAAAAGACCCGCTTGAGCCGTTGCGCCCAGCTCATCGCACGGCGCTTCTGCTCGGGGCTGCGCGGTTCGTCGTGGGCGCTGACGTCCACCGGCACTGCATCGCTCGCAGGCCGCTTGCCGCGCCCCGATGGCGTCAGCTGCGCGCGCAGGTTTGCATTCGGGGCGAATACGCCGTGGAAGCGGGTGAGATGCGCGCGAGGTGGCGGGACCAGTGCCGCCAGCTTGGCGATGAAGTCCACCGCATCCCATTCGACATGCGTGGTCCCATTGCGCCACGGCGTCTTGAGCTGGTAACGCACCCTACCCTGCGGTGAGATCGACAGCCGCTGCTCGCTGATCGCCGGGCGCGTGATGTAGCGGCACAGCTTTTCGAGCTTGTGGCTCTCGTGTGCTTCCGCGGCCACGCCGGCATGCAGCGAGAAGCCGCCGACCTTGCCGGCATCGCCCTCCAGCGAGCCTGCGTCACCGGGCAATGTTTGCAGCGTGACGACCTTGCGGCCAGCGTCGCGACCGGTGGCGATGCGGTAGGTCATCGAACTCATCCGCAGCCCATCCATGCCGTCGTCGCTACCCGCGCTGTCGGACAGGAACACGGATTCGTCTTCGCCTTCGAGCCAGCCGCGGCGCGACAGGTGCCGGCACACGCGATGCGCGATGGTGTTGGCGAGCTGCGTCAGTTGCGCCGATGTGGGCCGCTGACCATCCCCCTGTCCCCAAGAACGGCGAGCCGCGTGCTCGCCGTTTTGGCATGGACGCGTGCGGATTGGCGAACCCGAAGTTTGCGCGTGGTTCGCCATTCGGTCCCTCCAAGGTTCGCCACCCGAAGCCTGCAATGACACCTGTTCCTCAACAGCGTCATAGGAGGCTTCCATGCCGACAACGGCAAGCACCATCACCCGGTCGCCGGTCGATGCGATCAACGGTCTGTCTCCCGGCGATCGTCGGGTCCTCAACGAGAACGAGCTCGCGCAGCGCTGGGGGCTGAGCCCCAAGACCCTGCAGCGCTGGCGCAGCGAAGGGCGGGGCCCGCGCTACCTGAAGCTGTCCAAGCGCGTCAGCTACCCCCTGGAGTCGGTCATCGAGTTCGAGCGTGGCGCCCTGCACGACTCGACCTCCGAGCGCGCGGCGCGCTGAAGGGGGATGCGATGAGCGATTTGACCCTCTACCCCGCCGACATCGCCGCGATGTCCGTCGGCCAGCTGGCCGCGCTGCCGCCCGCCCAGAAGGCGGAGATCAGCCGCAACCTCGACGAAGCGCTCGCCTGGCTCAAGCAGGCCCGCGCGAAGTTCGACGCCGCGCTGGAGGCCGCCTACGGCGAGCAGGCCCGTGCTGCACGCCTCGAGGCCGGCAAGGACTTCGGCGTCGTGCACCTGAAGGACGGGCTGCTTCGCGTGACGGTCGATGTCCCGAAGCGCGTGTCCTGGGACCAGGCGCAACTGGCCGCCATCGCCCGGCGCATCGCCGCCGCCGGCGAGAAGGTCGAGGACTACCTCGACGTCGAGTTCTCGGTTTCCGAGTCCCGCTTCAACCACTGGCCGCCCGCCTTGCGCGCCGGGTTCGAGGCCGCCCGCACCGTCAAGCCCGGCAAGCCCACGTTCCGGTTGTCGATCGATGAGGAGGCTGGCCATGCGAGCGCCTGACTTCTGGCTTATCGACGACGACGTGAACGCAGCCTTGGCCTTTGCCTCGTCGCTGCCCCGCGCCGATGGGCTGGGCTATGTCTACGTGTTGGCCCTTTCCAACGGCACTTGCAAGCTTGGCTCGACGACCAATCTGGCGCAGCGCCTGGCCCAACACCGCACTGAAACCGCGCGCTACGGCGTATCGATCTGGCGCAGCCTGACCACTCGTCCGCACTTCAACTATCGGGCCGTCGAGTCTGGTGCCCTACGGTGGCTAGGCAACGACGGACGAAGGGAAGTTCTCCCGAACGATTTGTCCACCGTGCGTCGGGCAGTCGAAGCCCAGACACTCGAATGGACCGTGCCGGAGGATTACGCAGCACGACACCGCAGTGCGTGGGCTCTTTGCAACAAGCTGATGCGCAATATCGCGGCCGGACTTGGGATCACCTCCCAAGGTGAATTGACGCTCGAAGCCAGTCGTCTCTTGGATGCACACGTCGAGTTGGGGCGCCGCACAGGCCTGTCCGAGACCGAAGGCATGTTCAACGCCTTGGCCGTCATCGAAGCCACGACCGGGCTCGATCTTCGCGCACTGCGCGCAGTATTGCTGGAGGTGCAGTGATGGAGCGACGTCTTCCCATCATCACCGCCGACCAGCGGCTGCGCGAGAAGCAGGGCGTCAAGCTCGTGCTGCTGGGCAAGAGCGGCATCGGCAAGACCAGCCAGCTCAAGACGCTGCCGGAAGGATCGACCCTGTTCGTCGATCTGGAGGCCGGCGACTTGGCCGTCAAGGACTGGCGCGGCGACTGCGTGCGCCCGAGCACCTGGCCGGAGTTCCGCGATCTCGTGGTGTTCCTGGCCGGCCCGAACCCGGCGCTGCCGGCGGATGTGCCGTACTCCGAGGCGCATTACCGGCATGTGTGCGAGCGCTACGGCGATCCCGGTCAACTCGCCAAGTACGACACCTACTTCGTCGACAGCATCACCGTGCTCGCGCGCCTGGCACTCGTCTGGGCCAAGACCCAACCGCAGGCCTACAGCGAGCGCACTGGCAAGCCCGACACCCGGGGCGCCTACGGCCTGCTCGGCGCCGAGCTCATCGGGGCGCTGACCCATCTGCAGCACGCGCGCGGCAAGCACGTCGTGTTCGTGGCCATCCTCGACGAGCGCCTGGACGACTTCAACCGCAAGGTGTTCGTGCCGCAGATCGAGGGCGCCAAGACCGCGGCGGAACTGCCCGGCATCGTCGATGAAGTCGTCACCTTGGCCGAGATCAAGGCCGAGGACGGATCAATCTACCGCGCCTTCGTCTGCCACACGGTGAACCCCTACGGCGTCCCGGCCAAGGACCGCTCCGGCCAGCTCGAGTTGCTGGAGCCGCCGAACCTGCGCGCGCTGATCGACAAGTGCGCCGCCGCCACTCGAATCCCGACATCCAAGGAGTAAGCCATGACCGATTGGTGCGATTTCAACGACGTGCAGCAGCAGCACTTCGACCTCATCCCCAAGGGCACGCTCGCCCGCGTGCGCATGACCCTCAAGCCCGGGGGCTTCGATGACCCGGCCCAGGGCTGGACCGGCGGCTACGCCACGCAGAGCTTTGAGACCGGCTCGGTGTATCTCGCGGCCGAGTTCGTGGTGCTGGAGGGCGAGTACGCCCGGCGCAAGCTGTGGTCGAACATCGGCTTGCACAGCGCGAAGGGCCCGGCCTGGGGCCAGATGGGCCGCAGCCTCATCCGCGCGATCCTCAACAGCGCGCGCAACGTCCATCCCCAGGACATGAGCCCGCAGGCCGCCGCCGCGCGGCGCATCCAGGGCTTCCACGAGCTCGACGGCATCGAGTTCCTCGCCCGCATCGACGTCGAGAAGGACGGCCGCGGCGAGTTGAAGAACGTCATCCGAAACGCCGTCGAGCCCGACCACCCGGACTACGCCCGCCTGATGGGGCTGCCGCCGAAGAACCCCGGCAGTGGTTCCACCGGCGCGCCCGCCGCAGCAACCCCGCCGCGCACGACGCCGCCCGCCCCGCAACGCCCCGCCGTGCCGGGCAAACCGGCCTGGGCGCAGTGAGAGGAGGGTCAGTGAAGTGTTGGGTCTGCAAACGACAGGCGCGCGGCTACGGCCACTCGGACCTCCGGCATCCGGTGGGCGATGCCCGGCGCTATCCGATCGACTGGGTGTTCTGCTCGCGGCGCTGCCAGCAGGCGTTTCATGCGCTCTACGGTCAGTGGCTGCGGGTGCAGGAAGGACGCACGCCCAAGACGGAGGTGGCCATGATCGACCCGTCTGACGTCGAACTGGCCGCGATGAGGACGTGCCTCAAGGCCTTCGGCGCGGCGGCCGAGGAGATCGGCTTCGACAAGCCCCTCGGGGCGTACTCCGAGGCCGAGGCGCTCCAGGTGGTCGACGCCATCGTCACCTGCTACACGGGGTCTCCTCGTTTTCAGTGCAATAAGTGACGGTACGCAAAGCTAGCACTGGCGCGGGGGTGGTCTGGGTAGACCGTTGATTTCATTGACTTTCCTGTTCGCTTTGTAAACGGGTATGGTGGCCTCCCACTTTTGAGG